CCAAACAATCCCTCTAACACCCACTTATGCGTCTGTGTGCCGTCTAATGTACCAGTGAAACCAAATCTGTATTTGGCACTGTCCATCTTGGTCATGATACTGACTAGAGACTTAGACTTGAATAGGTGTGCTTCATCTCCAATAATGACACCAAAGTCTTTAAAGAATGATCTTTCCAGTTTGTAGATAGATTGCCAAGTTGTAATTGTGACAGGTGCTTGGTTTGTCTTTTCTCTGCCCGAATAGATCTTGTGACAGTAGTCTTCTGCATTCCACCCATAATCTTCAAAGTCCTTGAACATCTGCTCTACAAGAGATGTTGTAGGGACAACTAAGAGAATCTTATGATTTTTTTCTGCAAAATATCTCACTACAGAATAAATCATCAATGACTTACCAGAGGCAGTTGGTGAGATTAACAACTTACGGTTGTATCTTAATGCATCATATACTGCATCAACCTGATAGTCTCGTGGTTTGAATCTTGCTATTCGTGTCATATATTCCTTGACACCATCTCTTGAGATAATATCATTTACCTCAAAAGGTGGTCCATAGAATTTGTTATGTTCAAACTCCACAGTGTAATCATAATTTTTTGCCCATGCCATCACCTTGTCAAGTAGACCAACATAGATCTCACCAGTATGAGAACTATACAGTCTGATCTTTCCATCCCAATACTTACTACGGTATTGTGGCATGAACTTTGCACCAGGAACATCAAATGTAAAGTGATCTGATAGTTCTTGATTGATATGAGGTTCTGCTTTGATTGTTACGTATACTTCGTTCTTTTTCCGAATAACAAGATCTGCCATCAACTATAGCCTCTTATAAACTGCTGCCACTCAATTGAGTTTTTAATTTGGTATGTTCGATTGTTTATTGTTTTCAGAATACTGTCCAGATAATTTAACATAATCTGGTAGTAGTCGATCTTACTAGTAATTTTGATGAGATCTTCATCTGCATCCATATACTTGTCTACGTCTTGACGTAAAACTTTATGATCAAATGGTTTTTCAATATACACTTCTGGGTCTGCCTTACCCGTGTAGTATTGCCATTTTTCTTTTTTGAGTTGCTTGAATTTGTTCTCTTCAATTTTCTTCAGAAGAAGAATGCTGTTGAGAATTCTGTAGTATTTTGCATGAAGAGACGGAACCTTGGTTGACTCCGTGTGTAACTCGTCCTCATCTATTTTTGAATCTTCTTCCCATAATGTTTGAATTTCATCAAGATTCATAAATCAAATCATAAAACTTCTATATTATATATCGAGTATTTGAAGGACGCTTCTGCGGTGACGTAGTTAATATCTTGTGCAGTTGCATCAAAGTTAATTGTAGAGAGACCCACTGGAAATAAGTCTTGGAAGTCAATTCTTGCAACTTCATTGTAATTACTATTGTAGATAAACAGACTTGCATCTGAATATTCATTCATTTGATCTTGAAATGAAGTGCTTGGGTTGTATACATCCCCTCTCTTCAAATCTAGGTGTTCATCAACAGATTCTGGATATCCAAGACCTCTTAACCAGTTATGTACTTCCATGTAGTTGGTCAAATTCTCATCAACAAAAAACTTGAGAGAAAAATCTGAATATGTCAACTTATCTCCTGGAACGGGAATGTCCTTCAGATAAGTTGGTTGTAATGCAAATCCTAGATTGATACCTGGAATTGATGCAGAATTTGAAAAGAAGTCTGCTTTGGGTGTTTTGGTAATTGTAAATTTGAAACCAATAGGAGATAAGTAGTTCCTATTTTCAATCTGATTGATCCAGGGTTTCATTCTCCTCCACCTCCATTTCCACTTCCGCCATTGCCACCACTACTGCTGCCACCATTGCCGTTGCCATTTCCTGAAGATTCTCCATTGGAATTGCTGTCGTCATCTTGTTCTAGATAACCACCACGTCCGATATGATAACCATATGGAATCTTTTTGCACTTTTCGTCAGTAAAGCACCAGTACTTGCCAGCAGGACATCTTTTTGCTGCTGCTTCTTCAATAAACTTTTCGAACGCTTTCATTGACTTTTATATTTATTTAGTATCAAGAAATTCGAGATTGTACTCCATTATCATTGCAAATAATCTATTCTTCATGATATGTAAGTATTCTTGTTCTTCTGGAGGTCTTCTAGGTGAACCTGGCCAAGTTTCTATAGAGTAACAAATGTGATCATACAGAAGTCTTATTTCATCTATACCCATATGCATTTCCAGCAACCATTCCTCGTCTGGGTCGTGCATCATTGGTATGACGTTCAGTGGGATACATTTGTTATATTTAGACATAAAAAAAGGAGACCCGAAGGTCTCCTTGAACAAATGTGTCCAATGGATCACATGAGGTTCTCAACACGAACACGTCTGTAGTAACGGTTGGCGTTCTTACGGATAGCGCCTTCGCCTTGGGTGAGACCTTCAGCGAATGGATTGGCGACCATGCCGTAGCGAGTCTTGAATCCGATCTTGGGTTGGAATGTATCCTGACCAACGGCACGAACCATCTGAAGAGGAACGTATGGGCAGTAGAACATACCAGCGTCATAAGGGGAAGTACCCTTATAACCAGCAACGAAGTACTGGGAGTTACGCAGGTTAGCAGAATAAGGATCGATGTATACACGATACTTACCTTGCAGAACACCAGCGAAGGTGTTACCAGCGTCGTCAACGTTGAGGTTGGCGTTCAGGGCAGGGGTGTAATCGAGTACACCAGCCATGGTCAGAGCGGAGGCAACGTCTGCGGAGCAGAGGATCATGTTGCCCTTTCCTCTACGAGTTCTTTGGGCGATTGCGTTCGCTTCTCTTTCGATTTGGAAGAGCAGACCCTTGAACTTCTCAACAGACCAACGACCGTTGCTGTCAACGTCGAGGTCGAAAGTACCGGTGTTAGCAACGTTGGTTTGAGCGCCAACTTCAGCAGCCTTGTAGATGGTACGGATAACTTCTCTGTTGATTTCAGCGAGGATCTCAGTGGAGAGAATGTTAGCCAGTTCTGCTTCGGCGTTCAGACCGTGGATTGCCTTGAGGTCTTGAGCGAGTTCGAGTGAATACTCGGCCTTCAGTGCTCTGGACTTCGCAGTAACGGTGACTTTCTCGATTGAGAATGCCATCTGGTTGAACTGATCACCAGATCCATCTCCGAGGTCCTCAGCGTCTGCTGTTGACATACCCTGACCAACAGGATATGCAGCTTGAGATGCGTCAGAAGCAGCGAGAAGTGCTGGGTTGGTCAGTGCTTCAGTACCATTACCTTGTCCGGTAGTACCGAAACCAGTAGAACCACTGCCATCAGTACCAGCAGTGTAGTCTCCTTGGGTAGCACCGCCACCATCATTCTGACCAGAGAATGCGGTATCGACTTCATCGAAGAAGGTCTCGGTTCCGCTCTGGTTGGTGTAGCGGGAACGCATTGCGAAGATCAGTCCAGTAGGACCGTTCATTGGTTGTACGCCAGCGAGGTCATAAGCGACCAGGTTAGGCATGGAGCGTCTGATCAGGGAGATCAGAACAGGGTCAAAACCAGCAACAGGACCAGTTTTGGTAGCAGAACCACTGAATCCACCATTACCGGCAGAGTTAGTTGGATCTTCGGAGAGGAACTGACGTTCTTCTTGCAGGAATTTTTCTTGGTTCTCCAGGAGAACTGCGGTTACCATTCTCTTGTGTGAATCGCTGATCTTTTCAGCGCCATCATAGTCGAGTAATGGTGCCCACTTCTCCTGCAGATGCTCAGCATTGAACATTTGCATTTGATTTTACCTCTTTAAAAAGTGTTTTGTGGTTTGTCTATAATGTAGAAACTTACTTTTTAGTGACTCTTCCCAGAGCAGTAAGATATCCAGCCATTGATCCAGAAACGTCCTGGTTCATGGTTGCTTCTTCTGCAATGAATTCAGAAGAATCTCTTTGAGCACTAGGCTTTGAAGGGAAGTATGCTTCTCTTAAAGTTACCAGTTTCTCACGGTAGTCTGTTTCACTATCAAACTCAACACTTTCGGAGAGAGAAGCGAGCTTTTCTTTCTGAGTGACTGCAAGTCCTTCAGAAACGTCACTTAAGATTCCATCGGTAACGGATTCTGCTAATCTCTTATTCAGAGCAACATTTCTGTCGATCTGCTCATTGAGTTTTCCTTCCATTTCATCAAGTTTATTTACCATGC